CTAAGAATATTCCCAACTATCCTCCATACAACATCAAGAAAGTTGACGAAAACAAATACGTCATCGAGATTGCTGTTGCTGGTTTCGCTCAACAAGACATTGAGATTGAGATTGATGGAGACAAGTTGATCGTTAAAGGTAACACTACCTCTGACGAGAAGGAAGACGCATTCCTATTCAAAGGGATTGCGAATCGTGCTTTCACTCGATCCTTTGCCCTTAACGATCATATCGAAGTTAAGGACGCTGAGATGTTCAATGGTATGCTAAAGGTTTTCCTTGAGCGTATTATTCCTGAGCATAAGAAGCCAAAGAAGATCGCTGTGAAAACAGGAAAAGAAAAACAGCTTTTAAATGAAAGTCTATAATGAATATTCTTTCCAGAATTAAATCATTCATTGAACGATTTAAAAAATATAAACACCGTAAGGTAAAGTAACAAGTTTAGGGGATCTTGGATCCCCTAAATATTTGTTATGAAAGCAAAAGTAACAAAGAACATGATCTCTTTCATCCCAGTGATGAGGGGTGAGTGGATATTTAAAATTTCTGTTTGGAAAAATAAACAAGTTTTAGTTATTGTACAACATCAATATGATGTATCAAAAATGTATGTTGAGTGCTTCCCAAATGAAGATTTAGCTGCAGATTTTATAGAAAGAGTATCTAGTGAGGAGTTATAATGAAACCTGGTAATATTGTGGTATTTAAATTGGTGAGTGGTGAAGAAATTATTGGTGAAGTGTTCAACACTTTCGACTTCACTGAAGAGATCAAAAACCCTGCAGTTGTTATGATGCAGAGAACTGAGCAAGGTATGGGTGTAGCATTAATGCCTTATCTTCCATACTGTGATGGTAATATAAGTTTCCATAAAAATGGAATCATTGCTGAAGGTGAGCCGAGCCAGAATATGCGAAATGAATATAACCGAATCTTCGGATCTGGTATTGAAATCGTCTCCGCATCAGCCCTAAATCTGGTTAAGTAAGTAAGCACTTACTAACCACTCCCCGAGAACCCTGTACTAGACAGGGCTAGAAAACCCTACTTTTTGTAGGGTTTTTGCATTTAAGTGTTGTCTTTAATTGCAACTTGATGTATAATAATGGTATAGAAAGTTGAAAAGGAACTTATATTATGATGCTCGTGATTTCTACTCAAGTGTATGAGAACTATGCCTGGAACGAAGACGGTTCCCTGGGTACAGGTGCTGATGCCTATTGGAAACCGAAGGGTGGTCGGGACTACAAAGTCCTGGGTGTTCCCCTCAACATCGACTACGAATCCGTGGTCGCTGCTGCTGGCGTCGAGGTAGCCAATGACGGCTACACCGAAACTGTTATCGGGTGGTCCATCGAGTCGGATGACTACATGAGTGAATTTGAACAACAACAGCTAGACTATATGGGCAAGATCGACTATCCTGAGCCTACTATGGAGTACAGCGATCTCGTAGCGAGGGCAGCATGATCCTTGTTAGAGAGGTTACGAACGACTGGGCTGGAAATGTTCGTCCAAATCATACCTATTTAATGGATGATAAGATGAATAAGGTTCTTGGATATTTTAAGTGGCACAACCCAAACGATTTTGAACTTTGCAAGTTTCCAATTACAATCGATAGACGCTATCGTAAATTCCAAATTTTGCAGACTGGTTATAAATTTGCAAACGAAACACCCAATACAAAGACTTGGGAAATTGCAGGATCAGGGAGCAACAAATATCTTGTCTCGCAAGATGATATGGGGTATAATTGTTCTTGTATCGGTTTCAAATATCATGGCAAGTGTAAACACATTGAGCAGGTAAAAAATGAATCTAAATAGTTTTTTCGAGAGTCTGGCGAACAATGCCTCCCGCAACTTCAAAATTGAGCAACTAACTGAGCACAGCAATAACGAAGTGTTGCGTGAAGTTGTTCGTCTGGCTCTCGATCCCTTCACTCAATTTTATCAGCGCAAGATTCCGATCTATCGCACAGACAGACCTAAGTCGCTAGAACTTTCTGATGCATTGAATATGTTATATGATCTGAGTTCCCGTGCTTATACTGGAAATGCTGCAGTTGCATATCTTACAGATATTCTTGAGCAGTGCACCGAACCGAAAGTCATTGAGCGCATCATTCAGAAAGATCTGAAGTGTGGTGTATCAGTTGCCACAGCCAATGATGTTTGGATGGGATTAATCAAAGAATACCCAGTAATGTTGTGTAGTGGTTTCGAACAGAAACTAGTAGATAAAGTAGAATTCCCTGCACTGGTTCAAACCAAGATGGATGGTATGCGATTCAACGCAATCGTTCGTGATGGTAAGGTAGAATATCGTTCACGCAATGGCAAAGAAATTCAGTTATTGGGAAATTTAGATGATGACTTTATTCGAATGGCAGGTGATGTTGATTGTGTTTTTGACGGTGAGTTACTTGTTGATGGTGGCTCTGGTGTCATGGATCGACAAAGTGGTAACGGCATTCTTAACAAAGCAAACAAAGGAACAATTTCTGCGAAAGAAGCTGCGATGGTTCGTGCGACTGTTTGGGATGTGATTCCCTATGCATATTTTGTGGATGGATATTGTCCAATTGCGTATGGAAAAAGATTTTCTTCTCTTGAGTTACTAATGGCTGATAGAAAACCGAAGAAAATTACACTTGTAGATTCAGTTGAGGTTGATAGTTTTGATCAAGCAAAAGTATTGTTTGAAGATCTGCTTTCTCAAGGTGAAGAGGGTGTTATCCTAAAAGATAAACGTGGTGTATGGGAAGACAAACGTGCTAAACATCAAATTAAAATGAAAGGTGAACTTGAATGCGATCTTAAGATTGTGTCAGTTGAATCTGGGACTGGTAAGTATGAAGGTATGCTAGGTGCTATCGTCTGTGAATCTGCCGATGGTATTATTAAAGTTAATGTAGGAAGTGGGTTTAATGATGATCATCGCAAGACGCTTAAAGAGAAGGATTTATTGGGCAAGATTGTGGCTGTTAAATACAACGCTAGGATTAAAAATAAAGCTGGTGAAGAAAGTTTGTTCCTCCCCATCTTTGTCGAAGTCCGCGAAGACAAAGATATCGCGGACACTTCTAAGGAGATAAAATGATTCTTGAAACACTTGTTAGAGCAAAACGCTATTTTGATGTTAATAATGAACGTGACATTGAGACAGCAAGACAGTTCTTTTTAACTTATAGTTGGAAGCATGAGGGCAGTTGTCCATTTACTTTGGAATACCCACACCTGACTATCCCAGATATGATTAAACATAAATTGATTCATAAATTTTTGGGAATCGAAGAACGCTCACGTGATGCGGAACTGTTAAAATGAAAGTTGTAATCAACGCATGTAACGGTGGATTTGGTTTGAGTGAACAAGCAATTGAGAAACTGCTTGAGCGTAAGGGTATTGCTTTCGATAAAGTAGAGCGAGAACAAAAATTTCTTGGTGCGTCTTATTACAAAGCTGGGCAACCACACACCAATGATAATTATATTTCTGAATACGATCTTGTCGAACATCGTTCTGATGAAGACTTGATTGCTGTTGTTGAAGAGTTAGGAACTGCAGCAGATGGTCGATTCTCAGAATTGAAAGTTATTGAGATTCCTGATGATGTGGAATGGTACGTTGAAGAATATGATGGTCTTGAGTGGATCGCTGAAGTTCATCGCACTTGGAGATAAGTATGAGAGAAGAACTTGACGCAAAACTTGTAGAGAAGTATCCCTTAATCTTTAAGAATCGTTATGCATCTATGCAAGAGACTGCCATGTGTTGGGGTTTCTCTTGCGGAGATGGCTGGTATAATATCATTGACGTACTTTGTGGTTTGTTGTATAGTAAATACAATCAAGCTAAAGATCGATACGAATCTATCAAAGGATATTATGAAAATGGTGGACGTTATCCATGGACTGATGGAAAAGAAATCACTGCTGAAGAAGTTGAAGAAAAACGACTAAAGATGGAAGAAGAAGCAGTTAAAGTACCTATTGCTTCTCAAGTCAAAGAAAAGTTTGGCGGACTTCGATTCTATGTTCAAGCAGCAACTGATGAACATTATAACTACATTCATTTTGCTGAGAGTATGAGTTATAAGACATGTGAAGTGTGTGGTGCTCCTGGGACTTACTATCCATTTGGTTGGCATCATGTAGCATGTGATGAGCATGCAAGTGAAGATGATAAAGAAAATCTTAAGGAGTGTAATAATGAAAACGTGGACAGCAACAGTTGAAGAAGATGCATGGGGTGAACCAATCTTGGTATTTCCAGATGGTTGTTTACCTGAAGATTGGGTTGAAGGAACTACAGTTGAATGGATTGATCAAAAAGATGGCTCTTGGCTTCTAAGGAAGAAAGAAATGACTAGTAAATATGTAATGGTTGAGTGTATCTCTACATTTCGTCAGCGATATGTGGTTGAAGTTCCTGCAGACGCTAAATGTGGTCCAATTGAATATGCAGAAGACACTGTGGCACTCGAAGAATACAAAGAATTTTCTCAGAAACATATTGGTGAAACTATTGTTAGTTCACGTGAGGTTACTCGAGAAGAGATTCTAAAGATCTGCGATATCGATAATGACTACTGTAAATCTTGGACTGATGAACAAAAGATGGATGTATTTGTTACTCCTCCTGACTATGTAAATGAGAACAAGTAATGTTCATCTTCGATTGCGAGACATTGGGGGTTGAGTCAAACGCTGTCGTTCTATCGGCAGCGTTGATTCATTTTGACCCAGAGAAAAGACCTACATATCAAGATCTACTTGACGATGCATGTTTTGTTAAGTTTAATGCAAAGGAACAGATGGGTGTTGGTCGAACTGTTTCAAAGTCCACGCTTGAGTGGTGGAAAGAACAACACGACTATGTAAAACAAGTTAGTTTACATCCCTCTCGTGAGGACATGACTGTTGAGAATGGAATGCAAAGGTTCTATGACTACATGGCAAAGTTTCCAAATGCAGATAAACAAACAATGTGGGCACGTGGTTCGTTAGATCAGTTAGCAATTGATTCCCTCGCAGTTAAATTTGGCTTGCAAGAAATCACAGGGTATAATATGTGGAGGGACGTCAGAACAGCGATTGATATTCTTTATGGAACCACCAATGGATATTGTGATATTGTTCATCCACTCTTTAAAAGGCACGAAGTTATCAAGCATATGCCTGTACATGACTGCGCTCTTGACGCACTACAATTAATGTATGGAAAATCAGTTTAATGGAATTTTATACCACAGCACAGCAATGGGGTGACAAGATCCTCGTTCGAGGATATCAAAACGGTAAACCGTATATGCGTAAGGTAGATTTCTACCCTACGCTTTTTGTCACTTCTAAGACGCCATCTAAATGGCGCACTCTTGACGGCACTTATGTCGATGAGATGAAACCTGGAACTATCAAAGAAACAAAAGAATTCGTAAAGAAATACGAAGACGTTGCTGGGTTCAATGTATATGGTCAGACTAACTACAGTTATCAATATATCAGCGACACCTATGAAAAAGATATCAATTGGGATATCGAACAGATTAAAGTGTTCACTATTGACATTGAGACTGCCACTGAATCTGGTTTCCCAGATATTCGTTCTGCCTCAGAAGAGATTCTTCTAATCACTGTCAAGGATCTTCAGAAGAAAACTGTAATGACTTTCGGCTACTCGCCAACTGGAGATCTTTATAATAACCATCGTGATAATGTGACTTATCAGGCATACACAACTGAGATGGCTATGCTAAAGGACTTCATTATCTGGTGGCAACAAAATTATCCAGACATCATCACTGGATGGAACACTGACTTCTTTGACGTACCATATTTGATCAACCGCATCAATCGTGAGTTGGGTGAATCGTTTGCCAAAAAGATCAGTCCTTGGGGACTCATTAACCAACGTAATACCTTTATCAAAGGTAACGAAGAACAACATTACGATATCTCTGGTATTAGTCAGCTAGACTATCTGGAACTCTACAAAAAGTATACATATACTAAACAAGAATCGTATCGTTTGGATTACATCGCTGACCAAGAACTCGGTGACAAGAAAAAAGAGAATCCTGGAGATACATTTAAAGAATTCTATACCAAACACTGGCAGGATTTTGTTGCATATAACATCCATGACGTAGAGTTGGTTGATAAACTGGAAGACAAGATGCGATTGATTGAACTGCATCTGACCATGGCTTATCAGGCAAAGATCAACCCGCAGGATGTTTACTCGCAGGTTCGTATGTGGGAAGCTATCATTTATAATCACCTACGTAAGAAAGGTATTGTTATCCCTATCAAAGTTAGCAATGAGGGTAAGAATGCGCAATTCGAAGGAGCATTCGTTAAAGATCCTCTGATTGGGCAGCATAAGTGGATGGCATCCTTTGACTTGAACAGTCTGTATCCCCACTTGATTATGCAATACAACATCAGTCCAGAGACTCTTACTGATGAAAAGATCTCTGTCACCGTTGACAAGTTGTTGGCAAAAGAAGTTGATACCTCATATTGTAAACGTAGGGATCTTGCTTTGACTGCCAATGGCTGGTGTTATCGCCGAGATGTTAAGGGGTTTTTACCAGAACTTATGGAAATAATGTATAGTAATCGTTCCAAGTTCAAAAAACAGATGCTGAAAATTCAACAAGAGTATGAGCATGATAAAAGTAAGAAACATTTGTTGAAAGAAATTAGCAGACTGAATAACCTACAGATGGCCATGAAGATTGCTTTGAACTCTGCATATGGTGCGATTGGTAACGCATATTGTAGGTATTTTGATATTCGTATGGCTGAGGGTATTACAATTTCTGGTCAGTTGTCCATTCGTTGGATGGCCAATAAGTTGAATGCCATGCTTAATAAAACTCTTAAGACTGAGGATCAAGATTATGTAGTTGCGATTGATACAGATTCGATCTATCTAACTCTAGAAAATCTAGTCGAGAAAGTTGCTGTCGATAAAGATACTGCAGGTAAGATTAAGTATATGGATCGTATCTGCGAAGAAGTTATTCAACCATTCATTGATCAGGGATACCAGGAACTTGCTGAATACATGAATGCGTATTCTCAAAAGATGCAAATGAAGCGAGAGGTTCTTGCCGATAAAGCCATCTGGACTGCGAAGAAACGATATGTTATTAATGTTCATAACTCGGAAGGAGTTCAATTTGCGAAGCCTAAAGTTAAGGTTATGGGTTTGGAAATGGTCAAGTCCAGTACACCTGCGGTT